CCTGGATCTTGAGGATCTCCGTTTAAATAAGTATTATTGTCATCTTTCACGATCATATCAACACTATCAGGTGCTATTTGAGAACCAGAAGCGTCTATAAAATAAAATGTATTACTACCGTTATTTATAAGTTCTGTAGGATTAGCGCTACCATTAGGCATGGCATCTTCAAAAGCTTCAAAATCAAAATCTACAATACCTACAGCCCCTGTAGTTCCTTCAGATATAGCTGTGTTTAAATCGCTAATTAACCCAGCGCTACTTGTTTCCCAAAATATATCAAGCCTAGAGACTGTAGGTGCTGTTTCTAATACAGCTAAAGTGTTTATTGGAGAGTATTCATTTTGATTGTTTTCCTCGTTAAAAACACCAAATTGAAAATCTGGATCTTGAGAAGTTACAAACTCTGCTATAAAAGGATTTGAATCAGATTTATAAAAAGAACTAAATGGACTTTTTACATCTGTTATAGGTACAACACTACTACCTTGTGTAAATTGCAACACATCAAACAAGTCAAATAAATCTTCAATAGCGTTTGTTGTAAACACTGATCTACCGGGGCTACCAAAGTTTGCTTGTGAGAATTGTTCGTTAGCAGTAGCAAATTCACTAGCCGTACTAGTAGCATTCATTACTCTACCAAAAAGTTTTACTGAACTTCTAAAAGTTTTATCTTGTGGTCCAACTTGAGTTAAATCTCTAGGTACTTTATTAATGTTGTCGTTTATTAATGATATAAAAGAAGTGTCTGGCTCTTTAGTAGCTGTTGAGCTAGGTGGAGCGGTTGTTGTGTAATCGAAAGGAACATCTTTCATAGCGCCTGCGGAGTACACGTTGTAATAGTCTTGTTCAACTTGTTTTACTACTATTTTATAACTATACCAACCAAGAGGATTATAGTTAGAGCTAGTTGAATCTCCATTGTACAAACCAGGCGTTCCTGTTGTAGCATTTTTATTATTAGGTATAAGATCGTTAAACTGTACCTTTAAAGAAGAACCTAACCAATCCCAAGCTTCTGATAAAGTACCATCATCTCTGTAGGCTAAGTAAGCTGTGTCAGCACCAAACCCGGTAGCTGAGGCCGCAGACGATGTGTTATTAGATAATATAACAGTTGATTGTCTACCAAACTTATCAGACAAAACAATACCAACTTGATAGTTTCTGTTTTCTTTTACATTGCTTGTTGGATATTCTACAGCACCTAAATTTGAATTTGCTGACGTTATTTCTGTTTTTTCATTAGCTAAAACTTGGTAATTTATACCTTCCGGTGGAGTGTGCTTGTCTTGAAAATTACCATATATAACTCTATTGCTAGCTATTTCTTGTGAAAACGCTTTAACAGGTACTTTGTCATAAACTCTAACAAGTTCAGACTCAGGTAGAGTTTTGTAAGGTTTTGTAGATAAATAAGTAAAAGTAAAGTATTTAGAATTTTGAGATACAGTTGGATCTGCTATTCTTGAAACTGGTATTGTTTCTACAACTTGAACAGCTAAAGCGTCTGATTCTTTATACAATATATCTAGTTCAGAAATTTTAAAATCACTTTCTAAACTACCACCAACGCTAGGTAATGGTATATGTAAATCTATCTTATTAACTTTATTTTCAGCAAAATCTACTACAGTACTAGAATAAGTTTGTTTTTCATCGTTTTTATTTTGCCCAAGATCAATGATAAAATAACCATCTTGCTTTGGTATAAAACACGCTTGAGTAAACGGTGCTAATATAGAATATTCTCCGTCTTCAAATTTAAACCTATAACTAAATCTTACAAATTTATCTTCTAAAAACTGCGGATCTCCAGCAAAATTTGCTTCCCTGTATGGATTATCTGTTGTGTTGTCTGGTAATTTTTCAGATACAACATCGTACATAGATGTTTCTATTTTGTAAAAAACAAGAACATCACCAGCACTTACTGTAACTGGTTTGTTAAACTGAAGAGTAGCTGGATCTGTAACTGGGTCACCAGGTATTACTTTAGTAAGAATAGCTCTATCTAAAAGTACATCAGGAGGTCCAAATATAGCAACAGCTCCATTTAGATTAGCATCTAAATCAGCTGGCGCTGGACCTGTCAACAACACTTTATTTTCATTAGTAACATTGTTTGCTACTGTAACTTGGTATGGAGTACCAGTATTTGGGTTAATTACTAATGTTCTGGTGTCAGGTTCACCTACTAATTCTGGCACAGACCACACCTCTATAGGATCGTACGGATTATATTTGGCTACAGATATTTGATCTTCTGTTTCGTAGTATGAACTACTGTTTATAGCTTCTCGTATGTTTATTTTTCTAGGTTGGTTTCTGTTATCAGTAAAAAATAATAAATTTTCTAAAACATTAACGCCTATAATAGGGAAGTCTTCGTGAAAATTTAAAAAAGCACCTTGAACTAATATATACAAAGGGGGTGAAGTATCAATTCCGCCACCTGAAGCATTACTATCCCACATTCCAATAAGATTAAAAGAGTTAGGATTGTACGCTGTAGAAGTTCCTGAAGTGTTAGTGGTAAGAAAAACATAAATTCTACTAGTATTTTGATCAGCGAAATAACCAACAGAAACAAAATTAATACCAATAAGGTCGTCAAAAGATGCAATAATTTGATTCCCTTGAGCGTTTTCTAACGCACCAACGTCTTCACCCTCTGATTTTATAACTTGAACGTTAACAGCATCGCGATATTCTCCACTTGGTACAAGTCTAGAGTCTAAGTCTTTATTCATCTTAGACTTTAGAAAAGCATTTTTAACTTCTGCCATTTAATTTTAGTGTTTTATCTGTTTAGATTTTCCACGCATCACTTGCACTATTTGATCTAGTTTAATATTAGATAAACGTATTTTTGCGTTTCTTAGTTGAGCACTAGCTTCTCTTTTGAGTCTTTGTATTATATACTCTGGTTGATTTATCCTACTAGCTAATATAGCGTGCTTTAAATAAGCATAGAGAGCTTCTTCAGCTAACTTAGGTATTCTGGTATCTAAATCAGTAGAAAGTCCGTCAGAGATGTATTCTATGACTACAATTTTATCTACTAGATTAGCTGAAAATGAAAATTTATTTTCTCTTTCGTTGATAGTGTAATAACCGCTAGAGTTAGCAAACTGTGGGTCTAAACCATAAAGCTGTCCATAACCAAACTCAGGCCAACCATAATAATATTCCCAGCCTAATATTGTGTCATCTATAAAATCAGGATTAGTTCTTTGTTTTAATATATTGTTTTCCCAACGATCTTCTGTTACTGAAGTGGTATCGATATTGTTATTAAATTGATCTTGAACTGGAACGCCTTTAGTATCTTGTAAAAATAAATCCGTTGGATTTGTTGTTAGCATATTACCAGGCATTATAACTCTTTTAACCCCTGAGTTATCTATCCAGTATAAATTAACATAGTTAACATAATCTTGAGGTATAGGTATACTAAGATTATGAGGCACGCTTACTTCTAGTTTATTTACACTTTTTAACGTATCATAACTAAATTCTTGCATAGCACGTTTAGCGTGAAATATAACGTCAGTTCGTTTAACACTAGGTATAAGTTTACCCGCGCCTACATAGGCAACTAAAAAGTTATTTATAACGTCGTTTAGTTTAGTGTAAGCATATGACCCATAGTTTTTTTCTACTTCATCACCGTAAGCTTTTTCTGGTGGTGTTGCTCCATATTCGCCACCATCTAGTTTTTTAAGTTGTACAACAAAATATGTTGTTGGACGTGATTGTTCTTTAACGTAATTAATTATAGTAACTGACGCACCTGGTCCCCACGCAGCATCACCATAGCCTTGACCACTCCATTCTATTCTAGTTACATTATTACCCTGATCAGTAACACTATTAACAAACGCCCAGCCGTTATTACCACCTAGACCAGGAGTCCAAGTAGCATCTGGCATAAGTAATAATGCTCCAAGCTCTACATCAGAAGTTAAAGAATCAGTTGCGACATCTACATATGTACTTCCTGGTGGAGAAGAAGAAAATCCAACGCTAGACGTAACAAGCCCAAGTGTAATTGTATCACCAGAAACTGTATACGCGTCAGTGTATTCTGTCCAACTACCAGGCGCAGCTGTTAAACTAGAATATAATTTAAAATTGTTTAAAGGATATTTTTCGTTAACGTCTAGCTTATAACCATAAAATTCTAAATCAGTATTAAATGTTGTTGGTAAAGTCCATGGCGTAGACGTAAGAAAATCTGTATAACTTGCACCTGATGGAACATTAAATCTAAAGCCCTGAGCGCCTTCGTAATATTGCCGATTGTTTTCTGTTATTAATGACATCTATTAACTTTTTGAGTTTGCTTCGCTCTGAGCTATTTCAGAAGACGCAGCTTGTATTATTTGGGGATCACGTATAACTATACCAGAGTATTGTAATATTCTAAGTGTTACATTAACTTGTTCTGATTGTTCTAATTCAAAACTTCTTGAATCAGTTGGGCTCCAAACATACTGACCAGCACCACCTGTAATAAAACCCCAAACGACATCAAGTGGTTTTCTAATAATAGAAGCCTCTATTGTACCTGCTCCAGTTTGTATATCTGTCGGTTTAACGTAAATTCTATTACCTTCGTACAGATAACAAGGAAAACTTTTAGTAGGTCTCGTGAGTGGTGATTGATCTATATTATAAAAATCATTGCGTTGAAGTCTTTGCAATTCTACTGGATATCCAGACGCAGGTGTGTACGTTATAGTACCTAATCTGTAAAAATACGCATCACCAGAAGCTAATGAAGGTTGTATAGAATATCTTATATTAAATGTAGAACTACCTACAGCTGAAGATGGTAGTTGCCAAAAACCTCCTGAAGTATTATAAGAGCAGTTACCTATAGCTTTAAAATAAGATATTTTTTCGTCTATATTCATTTGCCGATCCGTAAAATCGAAATCGGCTTGTGGCACACGTAGCTGTTGATTAAGATCATCAAAGTATTGTTCAAATATATCTAATTGAACTTGTGTAGCTGTTTTATTAAACTCATCAGGAGTTATATAACCCCGTTGTTCTTTGTTGAGTATTAGCAAAACGGTTTTATATACTGTATCTACGTTTATTGCCATTTATATTTTTTTTAAGTATAAGGGCCCGAGTGAACGAGCCCTATACTATTGTTACATGTTATTTTAGCTTTTTCTCGATAGACTTGAAGACTTCTACACCTTCATCTGTCTTAAAGAAAGCTGCCATAGCAGAATATGGATTTTCATCAAATGGTACATTCATGAGTTTTTTACCATTAGATGCCCATGAAAATGATCTTTGATCTTGAGATAAATTTATAATTTTAGCTTCAGTGGCTAATATCGCAAAGTTTCTAAGTTGAACATTTTCATCTTTAGCGAGATCAATAAATAAAGCTGGATTTTGTCTAGCAAAAATAAGCGCATCTCTTTTTAATTCTTTAGATGACATTTTGTTTACTTTACTTCCAACCTCAACTCGCATAATAGCTTCTAAATGTTCTATATCCATACTACGAGCAGCATTTAGTGCATCGATTTGTAATTCCATTACGTCAAGTTCATCAACCGCTTGAACAGCTGAATCAAACTCTCTATAACGTTTATTTTTATAAGGGTGATACAAAGATAATATTTTTTGTAACGCTTGCTTTTCTTTTGGCACAACTAAAGCGCCATCTTTAAAAAGTATAGTGCCTAGTGTAGCTTCACCTTTTTGCTCATCTACGAATGGTGAGTTTTGATTTGTAGCGTAACGTAGTTCTCTTTGTGTATTTGTTTCATTGTCATACCATAGTAGCGGAATTTTAGCGCTGTGTCTAGATGGTATTCTTAATGTTAACGGTTTATACTTACCTGATACAAGATATGTTCTATCTTTTATTTCCCAACCTTTTTCTAAAGTTGAGGCTTCTTTTGTTTTTGACATAATATAATATAATAAAATTTATAAAAAAGTAATAATTACCCCCGTCAATAAGACGAGGGTAAATACTACATAAAGTAATCTACTTAGTAAACAATACAAAGTTGTTAGCACCTTGTACACAAAGACATCTTTCAGATAGGAAGTTTACCTCCATCGCATCAAGATCACTTGTGAAAGCACCACCAACAGATCCAGTCAACCAAGACTTCATACGACGATCGTCAGTTTGTGACGCTCTGTATCGTACGTGCAAGAATGGACGACGGATGTTAGTACCAAGAATTTGATCGTATACAGTTGATGTACCAGCTGGAATTAATACTCCATCAATAGCGCTAACGCCATATCCTGGAGGAATTAGTCCGTCCTCGATACCACCTCTTGTAGAAGCATCGTTTAGATATTTCCAGTCAGTTTTGTAGAAGTCATAAGAACCTCTGCGGAAACCGCTGAATCCTAAATTCAATGCCATATCTTCTGAATTTTCGAAGATACCATAAGAAGTACCACCAGAGTAAGCAGCATTTACTGCAGCTAGCATATCATCAAAGCCTAGTGAAGTTTCGCGATTCAAGAAAAGCATATTTTCTTCAATAGCACCTTGTGTATCTAGGTTACGTAGAATATCATCAAACTCTCCTAACGCGTTTGCGGCTGCGTTAAAACCAGCTTCTACATTACCACGATCTTGAATAGCAGCAAATAAACCTTCTGTACCTTTAAATCCAGCTGTTTCAGCAGCAGAACCAGCACCAGCTTTTTCGCCTTCAATAACTGACATTTCTAAGTAATCTTCAAAACGTAGTCTTGTTTCAGACTCAGCTTTTAGATACCATAGATATCCAGATGTTCCGTCTTCTGTAGCAACTTCTACCCAACCAATCTGAGCTGTGTCAGAACCAGAAACTACATATTTGTTTCGGATAATGATTGGCGAGTTAGAAAACTGAGTGAATGAAGGATCAACACTTACATAACCGTCAGCTAAAGCAGCTGAAGTGTTATTAGGTGTAGACGAACCTTTAGCGTACTCAGAGCCATAGACAAACATTTTTATACCAGTAGCAGCAAGTGAGCTAGTGTCTGCAGCAGTATAAGGCGCTACAACAACATCACCTGAAGTTAAGTTAGATGATGTTACAACACCAGTAAGTTCTTCACCAACGCCGTCTAATAGTACAACTGTTTGATTTACAGAAATTACGTTTTTAACGTCTGCACCTACATTAATACCAATAGTACTAGTGGCACCGTTGTTAGTACATCCGTCATACGCAATATGTAAACGGTTTTGCTCAGACCAAATAACTTGGTCAGAAGTCATAGGCATTTCAGCACCTACCATACGCAAGAATCCAGAAAGCGTACGGTTTCCGTATCGCTCTACTTCTTGCTCATAAATCTCAGGTAGATACTGCTGCGCAAATGTATCAGAATCGCCAGCATTAGCACCTCCGTTAAATGAAAGGAAGTTCGTATCTAGCAATTGTTGTTTTTGACTTGGAACAATAGTCCCAAATAATGGATCAATAGCCATAATTAATTAATTTAGTTTTTTAATGTTATTTTTTTAACTTTAAGTTTTGAAGAATCAACACCACTAATAGCTTTAACTTTTAATCCATTAACAAATACTTCACCTTGTGCTGATTGTCTTGGCTCTGTCGAGATGTTTTTTGACTTAGCCATGACGTCTTTAACAGCGTCAGCTTTTCCTTGCTCATAAAAATGTTGAGCTAAAGTATCAGCATTACGAGCTGCATACAAAGCTTTGTGGTAACCTTTAGCATCAGATATTTCTCCTTTATCGTTTAAGAACGTCTTAACGAAGTTAGCAATATCCGTTTGTGCTTTAGCTACTGACTCAGGATTTTTAACACCATATCTAAACTTTTTGTCTCCAACCGAGAAATCAAAACCTTTGAAATCATTAGAAAAAAGTTCACTTGTAGTAGTGCTAAAATGTTCCTGTCTTTGTTTTACAACTTGTTGTTCTTCACTATATCGATTGAAAAAGTCAACTGCTTTTTGTTGCTCTTGGGTTACGCCCGGTCTCAACTTGATCTCGTCGTAGTATTTACCTTTTAAGTCTTCCAAAAAGTTTTTGGCTTTTCCAACTTCTTCTTTAAACGCAATTTTCTTTTTGCGTATTTCTTTTTCGTCGTCTAACTCTTCATCATAAATAAAGTCTTCTAGTAAAAGACTTACGTCGTCATGATCAAGATGCGGTCGTGTTTGTTTATAATATTCTCTTACCAATGTATTACTATCTACATTCGAGTAATCCGCATTAAGTCGCACGTAATCAGCGACTGTACCACCAGTTTCTTCCATAAAAGAAACTAACTTTTCAATATTTTCAGGTAACTGTTTTGTTGGTTCTGCCTGCTGTATCGGTTCTTTAGAAACTTCGACTGGCTCATTAACTTCTGTTTCATCAACTAAAGTTAAAGGTGTCTCTACCTCCTCTTCGGTTTTCCGTACTTCTTCAACCACTTCTTGGCTGTTGCTACTGTCTTCGGATCTTTCGACAATAACATCGCTATCATTTGTCTCTTGTGTTTGAATGGCATCTTGTTCTTTTATTTCAACTTTAGTTACTTCAGGTATTACTTCACCTTGAGCTTCTGCAGCTGTATTAGGTATTTCAACTTTAGTTACCTCTTCTGTTTTACCTAAGTTTTTAGGTTTGGATGGTTTTTTAACTTTAAACTCACCTTCTTGTTTTACTTCTTCTGACATAATATAATATAATTAAATAATTAAAAGTTTTTTTTAACGAGGTTCAAACTGCTCAAGTCCAAATCCTCCAAGCGCGTCATTACCAGATGATTCAAAATCTTTCGGTAGTTCGTCGTTTTGACGCTGTGAAATCATTTGAGATTGTTGCGTGCCTATAATTTTAGCACGTTTATCTTTACGATCTTCTATTTCTTTTTCACGAGTGACTTCGGCACTAACTTTAGCTTGTGCTAACTGCAGGTTATAACCAAACTCTTGCTCCATTAACATTTGTTTTATTTGAGCTTCGCGTTCTAATTTTTGTATTTCAAACTGAGACTTACCTTGTTCCAACTGTAGTTTAGTCTCTGTAAGAGCTTGTTGTTTTTGCACTTCTGCCAAAGCGGCTTGTTCAGAAGCTTGAGCGTTTGCTTGCGCTTGCGCTTGAATATTTGCTTGCTGAGCAGCAGCGGCTGCTTCAGCTCGCTCTTTTTGTTTTTGTTTAAGATACTGATTAGCTAATTTAATGTTTTTAATTTGTCTAATATCAATAGCATCTTCTAATCCTATTTGACCACCTTGTAAAGCAACTTGTATATTTTGTTCTAATCTTTGCTGCTCTTCTTCGTCTGGTTCTAACTCTAAAAATATACCAAACTCATGCATGTTTAGTTTTTCTATTTCTTGTAAAGAACCAACGTTATATTGATTTATACAACTTATTAAAGCGTTTTTAGTAAGCGGAAACTCTAACATATCTGCAGCACGTAAACTTATATTCTCTGCTGATCTAATAGTCAAATACATAAGAGACTGCAATATATGTTTTGTAGCAGTGTTTGAAGCAGCTGCAGCTAATTTTTGCAAACCTACTAAAGCATTTTTATCTGGCTGACTACCGTCACGAGCTTCGTTAAGTCCCGTCACGTCACGTATCATTTGTAAATAATACTGATACGTTTGTACTAACGCACCTATTTTAGCTTGACCATTAGATGTTTGTAACTCTTGAATTGGTACTCTACCAGGATTCATATCACCATCAACTGTCTTAGATCTACCAACTATACTACCAGTTTGGAAGTACATGTTTAAAGCTTCTTGAGGATTATAATTTGTACCATTACCTAGATCGACTTCAGATAATCCATCAACATCTACAAATACACCATCTGGTACCATGCGGGCTAATACTTGTTGTATTTTTAAATGAGTAAGCTGTATCATATCAGCAAACCCAACACACTTACTTACAACACTTTCTATTCTACCCTTGTATATTCGTGGGGCAGTTATAGCGTAGTTCATTTGAACTTTAGTTTGATCGCTATAAGGTCTTGTCATGTTTTCAGCAAGTTGCCATTTAAGCATTTTTTCTTGCCCAAGTATTTTAGCTCCACTATATAAAACTTCTATAGCTCTATGTACTCTTTCAAAGTTTTCATTTTCAGGTGGATTAAAATCACCTGGCTTTTCTAGTGCTTTTTCTAAACCCTGATCTGTTTGTTTAATTTTAAATACTTGATTGTTATATGTTTTGTATTCAAAATATAAAACTTGCACGTTGTTATAGTTATCATCTTGACCCCAATAATTTCTAGTGTAATTAGAGTCGCCTGGATATTTTTGTATTTCTTCTAACTCAGCGTCAGTTAAATATGGAAACTGCTTTTTAACTTCTTCTAAACTTACGCTTTTTACTTCACCTACATAATAAACATCTTCAAAATTAGGATCTTCTGTATATGAATATACTAAATTAGCAGGATCTACATAATCAACAGTAATACCATTTGCTAAATTAAAATCTGTTTTAACACAGCTTATACCTAACACAACTAAATCGTAAGCTAATCTTTTCTTTATCTCGTCGTATTTGTTATAATTAAATACATTTTCAATTAATTCTTCTTCAGCTATTTCAATAGATTGCTTATAGCTTAATTGCATGTAAAGTTCTAGCTCTTCTTCGTTTTGAGGTAAAGCGTCTGGGTTTATACTAGAATAAAAGTTTTGACCAGTTGCTTGGTTTAAAGATTCAATTTGCTCACGACTTTGCATATCTTTTATAGCGTCAAAAACGTATTGAGTTCTTTGTTTTAGAGCAAATGGATCACTAGCAAAAGATTTTATTTCGTAACCCTTATCTGTCATGCCATTTACAACAATATCTACAAACTTAGATAATACTGCAACTGGTTTCCAGTCTAAATTCAAATAAGACAAGTCACCATTAATTGATAACTCATCTTTGTATTTAGCCACAGATTGTTCGCCTCTAGCGTATAATCTTAACCTATGGAAATCTTGCCAGTTGTTACCAAAACGACCACCAGCGCCTAAGCCACGATCACCTCTAAACCATTCGTTTTCAATAGCTCTACCTACTTGGAAACCGTAATCCAAAGTATTCTTTTCTGCATCTGGTACCACCTGACTTGGAAAGGAACTATTTACATTAGTATAAACCATTTATTATATTATTTTTGAAATGTAACCTGTGTTATCATATTTTTTAAATGATATGTTAACTGGATCTCGTTGTTGTATGTTTACCGGTGTGTATTTGTTTTTATTACAAGCCATTATAGCTAAACCAGAACTAATTGTTGCATCAAATTTTGTTCTGTTGTTTATGTTAAACTTAGCCCAGTCTTCTAATGTTCTTTGAAAATACATATCACCATGTCCATTTTCATTCAAACCCACGTGGTTTTCTATATATGATTCTATAGCAGCAGCGTGAGCTTGCTTAATATCTTCACTTGAATTAGGTATACCACCTATTTCTCTTTCTGCAACAGACAGCTTATTGTATATTTTATCTGGTCTGTTCATTGAAAATTTTCTATAACCTCTACGCTTTAAATAATACAATAGTCGAGGTTTGTTATTCTCTGCGAGTATAGGCATGCCATAAAAATGCAATGCCATTAAAACATCTTCAAAGAATATTTCAGCTGTTGGAGGTCTTGATATATATTCTAAAAAAAACATATTATAAGGAGCTTGCTCCATACTGAATTTAGTTAAACCGTGTAATGATCCTTTTGAACCGCGTTTGTCTACAGTACCTGATATATCGTAACTGTCACAGCCAAAAGCCCCTACGTGATCATTACCTGGAAACTTCACTCCATTTTTTATTATTACACGATTTTGTAGATTTATAGGTGGAATCCATGAAACTAAAAATCTACCGTTATTGTCAGGTACGAAATTTACACTTGTATCTTTAATACCACCAGTCCACTGAAAATTACCTTGTGTAACTGATGTTTTGTTTTTCATATCTTCATTATGATCTATTTGCTCGTAAATCTTAGTTAGATTAAATAAAGATAACTTTGCTTCGTCCCTAAATGCATGTTTCTCTGTCCGAGGAAACTGACGATAATATTCGTTTAAACTATCCTGATCATTTCTAAGACCATCAACTTCATTTTCCCAGTGTTCTATAACACCTGTAGTAATTAAATCACCCTGCGCGTCTTTAACTGCGTCTTTTGGTGAGTCGAATACAGGTATGCCATAAGAATCGATGAATCCTTCGTAGTTCCATTCCATAGGTATGAACAAACTATATAATCCCGAGCTAGTCTGTCCATTGCGGTTTCTTTGTGTGACGTCTGAAGCATAGTATAATTTTTTAAAGTTATCACCTCCTTTGTCTAATGAGTTGCTTGTTGAACCCATCATACATTTACCAACAACTTTACTACCTAATCTTAATGTAGTTTTTGTAACTCGCCAGTTATTTAAAATGTTATCCGGACGCTCCCACTTACCTGATTCGTCATGGGCGAGAAGTTTGAGTTTCTCACCGTCATATGAGTTGTCACCCGTGTTTTTCCAGTCGATCGTTGTGTCGAGACCGTCAAGTTCCTCAGGTGTTTCGCCTTGGTCGAGTTTACGCCTTGTGAGTTTTGACGCTGGTACCCTGTAGGCGAGTTCCGTCTTTGGTCTGTCCATACCATCTTGTATGGGTTTGAAAAAGAACGGATAGTTGACTGACATGGGTACAACTTTGTCGGTAAACATTTTTTTAGCGTCAGCTCCTGATTTTGATAATATCCCAAAGCGTGAGTCGGAAGATATTGTTGCTTGATGCACAAGTTCTGATGATGCCATGAATGAAAAACCAGAGCGTCTGTTTTTGAGGTAGCACATACCATAACATCGCTGGTCGGCTTTACATGCTTCCCAGAATATAAAGAAAAGCCTATTTGACTCCCTGTAATCTGCGGCACCAACATCAATTTTGCTCCACTGCAAGAACATATAGTGAGAACCAGTAATGTAAGTAGCCACGCCTCTATTATAGAACCAATATCCTTCTTCACGTCTTTTAAACTCTTCGTCGATATAATCGTACCATTCTTCTTTAAAATTAACCGGGTATCTTTCCCAGTCAAATACACTTTTAATTTTAGTTAATGGTTTAGGGTATTCTGACTTAGCCCAACGTTGATCTTCTAATTTATCAGACGCAGCGTAAACATTATCAGGTATAGCCGGTAAAGCTATTTTAAGGTTTTGTATTTCAATAACATCACCTACTGTACCGTCTTTACTTATAACTACAACGTCGTTTTCAACATCATAGCCATACTCCCATTTTTTATACCTATTGTTTCTTTTTAAAACTTTAGGTTTAATGTGGTCTTGTGTTACTTTTACTAAAGACTGTTCGTACATTATCTTGATCTACCTTCGGCAAAACCTTTAAAACTTTTTTCTTTAGTGTTTTGAGGTTTATCTTCAAGCATTGTTTTTTCTTCTTCTATTCTAGCTAATATTTCAAATGCGTCGAATATAGCGAGCTTTTTAGTTGCAGCTGCATTTTTAAGTCTGTCTGCAGAAACATCATCTTCAGTATTAGTGATAATTTTTTCTTCAGCTACTTTAATTAACTCCTCAACTGCTTTTCGCCCAGCTTGGATTATATTCTTCCTCGTATCCTTTGAACTCATACTTAACTAAAATATCATTTGATTGCATACAATATAGTCTTTGTTTATCTATAATAAACTCAAACTCCCTATTTGATTTAAAACCAACTAAGTCACCTTCGTATATACCAAGTGACTCTAAGGTTTTATTACCTATTTTTACTATACCTTTATTCTTTTGCTCTGGTTCTTGAGACCAAGCGTCGTTGTTTTTTATCGGCACAATAAAACAATGATCACGAACTGGTAACCATTTTACCATACGCTTGTAAAGATATATTTGATCGTATTGACACAAGTACCTATTATCGTCAAATGTTTTACTACTATCAACTTCTTTACCTTGATGGTTATAATATCTTCTAAATACATTATGGTGTATAATTACTTTATCACCTTCTTGTATTGGCGTTTGAAAAGCAGTTGGTACGGTAAGTACCGTTGCTGTTCTGTTTATTAACTTAAAGTTTTCTATGCTAGAATTAACTATAAGTTTGTCGCCGTCTATATCAACTTCATTGTTATACCTTTTACCGTCTGGTATAACTATAAAATCAAAAACGCTTTTCATTAATATTCTAAATCATATTCAACGGATATAGCCATGTTAGAATTAAATTTCTTCCATGGCAATACCTCATTGTTTTTCTTTATGAATATGTTATAAGAAGCGTCTTCGTCTTCAAACAGAATATGTGATATTTCATGACCACCGTAGACCTGCTGACCTAACGCGTAGTGCATAGCATCATTCTTATAATCAGAACCAATACTGATTTTTCTTATAACAGTACTCATTAGTCCTCTGATTTAACAACACTTAATTCACCATCATCTTCTTTTTCGATTTCAGTGTAAGTGCCGGTCTCTAAATCAATATTAATAGATCCATATTTTTCTTCTAATTGCTTTTTAGTATCTTCAATACCTTCATTAATACCAGCAATCTTATGAAGCAACGCGTGCTTGTTTGCTTCTAATTGACCTATTTGATTTATTACTTGACCTAACTCTGTTTGTTGATCTTTAATTTGTTTAAGCTCTTCAGCTGTAATTGAATGTGACATTTAATTTAATTTTATTCTTGTTTACTTTTTTTTGATTTTTCCCAAGTACGACCTACAAAATAAGCGCCGTATACTGTAATTAATAGCGATTGAAATATTGGGATATATTCTTCAGCTACTTTAAACCCACCAATGTTACCATCGAAAAATGCTAATGCCGTAAATATAACAGTAAGATATATTAACACTAGCGGGCGGATATTCTTTGATAAAAATGAATCTGATTGCATGTCAAGTTTCCAGCGCTCGCTGATTTGAGTTTGCGCATCTTGATCTGCTTTTTCTAATAACTCTTGAATCTTTTGTTTAGCAGCTAATCTTTCTTCGTCTGTAGTTGTAAGTTTGTCTATTACGTTACCTACGTCTTTAATTAAACCACCGGTTAAAAGACTTAAAAGTTTTTTCATTATTTATATATGCCTTTTTTAGTTGTGTTTTCAACTGTATAACCTTTGTTATTTTCAGGCTTTGGTTTCAACGTGTCTTTAGCCATAGGATTTGCTAACACTTGCTCTTTAGCTTTTTTAGCTTGTTTTTTTGTTATTTTCTTTTCACCGAAAAGTAAATTAGCCATGTCGCTAAGATCAGCATCTTGATGCAAAGCTGAACCTCCACTCATACCAGTAAACTCTGCTGGTGAATCTTCATGACCCATTTCAGCTGGTGACTTATGTCCCATTTTATATGGAGACATCTCCATAGCTGAAGCTTTGTCATCAACTGGCATATCTTTCATTAAATCTTTTTTCTCTTGTTCAGCTGACTCCTGGTGGAGCATTGACATGTGCATTGCAGAACCTTCCATCATAATCCCGGTAGTTTTACCTTTATGATCTTTCATTGTTAAGCAATGTTTTTGCATTGGTGAATACGGCATTGTTTTATGTTTTTAGTTTATTATTTAAATCAAACTTATATCTAGTAAGGTGTACTGTTCTTTTTAAATCACCAGTAAACTTACATATTAAGTTATTTTTATCTTTTAGTTTGTATTTTACTTTTACTGAATAACCATTACGCTTGTTAAATAAATGAGTTACAAACGTATTTTTATTTCTTTTGATTATTTTTTCTTCTATAACATCTTCATTCCAAGGGTTGTAATTAACAACCTGTGATATGCCATAGTCTCCTACGTAAATCATTGTAATGTATTTAGATGTTTTGCTTTCCCACCAACCAGAAAAATCATCTTGGCTAAAAGCTGTTAATGTAATTAAATTAAATAATAGTGCTAAAAATAGTTTTTTCATAATATTAGATTAAATTGTTATACTAATATTATCACTTATTTTTTTACTTTTTTAATCCTGGGAAAAGTTTTAACCTCATAGCATCTTGTGCTTTTTCTCTGTCTGCTAAAGCTGATACTCTAGCATTGTTAAAGTTGTCAATCATTTTAGCTGTATTTTGAACAACAGGATCTTGAAAACTTAACCTATCTTTAGCAGGTGTTATATATACTTGTTTTTCAGGATCATAACCCTGAACATTCATACGAAACATTTTTTGAGCATCAAAAACAGCTTTACTAGCTATCTCAGGATCTTCATTTTCTTTTGATAGTCTAAACTGCTCTTCAAGCATATCATATATATTAGAACTTTCTCTAGCAGCTTTATTAGCAGCTCCTAAACCGGCGGCTGGAGCTACATAGGTTTCAGCGTCATAATCAAAAGGATCTTGTAAATCAGGAGCTCCATGCCCAGCGTACGAGTGTCTACTACCTATAAACTTGTATTTTCCTCCACCTTCATATCTTTGGTAAGGTTTACCTATATCAGAATAACCCTCAAGCAATTTGGTTTGATAAGCTGTTGGTAGACTAGCTCTGTTTATAACATCAGAAGAATCTGAAACGTTTATACCAAATCTTTCATCAACTGGATCACCACTTGTTTCATCTACTGATTGTTTAAACGGAGATGAACCACCTTTGACACCGTATGTTTTTATTTTAACTCCTGGTAATTTAAATCCCATATTTTTATTTTAAACGTTTTTCTACAACGTGTTTAGCGCCAGGAAATGTATAGTCATAACCTGGGTACATAATCTTAGTGTAACCTCTATCGTCAGTACCTAATACTTTAAAGTCAACTCCTTTCATCGTTATCTTGTTACCTAGTATTTTATTTACTGGCTT